TGATCAGCTTGCGATCATCACGCGCAAGTGCATCAGGGCTACCAAACTCGTTGTAAAGCCATTTGAAGCCTTCTGGCGTGGATGCAGCAGCAAACTGCCTTACTACACCGGAGCGAAGACGACCAAGAATTTTCGGGAACGCCTTTGACGCAACAGAGTAATTAACGGTATCAATCTCGTCACTGATGCAGAACGCTAAGTTCAAACCGATGATGCGCTGGAAATTCTCAAAGCTACGGCACAGAATCTTTGTATCACCCTTCGGCAAATGCAGCACATATTCTGGCAGTGGTGATGCTCTAAAGGTATAAGGTATTTCGTACGCTTCAAGGTAATTATCAAAGTCCGTCAACCAGATGTCTCTGATCAGCGGTCCTGTGGGCTCCATAACACAGCCCACATAGCCTTGATTAGCAATTGCGAGTGATACAGCTTTACAGCAAAGGCTTCGCGTTTTGCCTGCGCCGTATCCTGCAGAAATTGCCAAAATTTGACTGGTTTCATCGTCAACAAAAGCAAGCTGACCAGGATGTAAGTCTGCCTTCATCTGAGCCAACAAGGCAGCAGTGTCTAAACCTGACGCATCACCCAGAATGTGACCAGTTGGAGCATGATCAAGAATGCTCAACGGTCAAACGCCTCATAAGACTTACGCAGACAAGCCTCACGAAGCTGTCCGCGCTTTTCGTCAATCAAATGCATACTGCTCACATGGCAGTGCGAACTGACACCATCAACGCTCATCCAGACGCGGTACATATCAGTTTCAGGCAAGTGCTCATACCAAAATTTTTCGTCAGTCACGAACACAGTTGAGCCAGTTTGGCAGCGGTGTTAATCGCTCCTAAGGCTATGTGATACTGGCCTCTTGCTCTAGCCTCTTGTTGCAGAGTGGCACACTGCGAGAGCAGATCAGCAACCATTTGCGGGCGTTCGATGTCCCAATCAGCCTTTAGCTGTTCGCGTGCGAGCTGTAGGTATTGATTACAAGCGGAAGGCTTCAGCCCCCAGTTCTGCTCGGCAAATTCGATGCAGTCTGATCGCCTGCCACCATTAGCGATGATGCGTGCAAATTCTTTAGCACGGATTATTGTTTCAGCTTTTGTGCCGCGCTGGTGAGGCATTCAAGGAAATTTTTCCGGTTACTGAGAATATAACAGTTTTCAGAATCCGGCAAAAAGTTACTGATGTAGCGTTGTTGCAGGAGTGTAGTGACGGCTTGAATTTCGTGAGGTTCAACCGTTTCTTGATATGGTCCAACCGTGAGGAGTACGAATCCAGAGGATAGGCTTCGGATTTTTGGCATTGGCGAAAGCCTGCTGAAGTCTTGCGTCATGGTCTATGAATGCTTGATGGATGTTGCTTTGTTCAGCTTGGCGGAGTCGGTTTTGTTTGTCCATTGTTAGCAAGCGTTAGAAATGTGAAGGTCATTCCACAGGAAAAGGAAATCGTCGCGGCTTAGTTCACCTTTGAATCTGCCAACAGCAGAATGGACCCAAACTACGTTGTTTGGCGTCAAGATTTTTGATTCTCCGTAAACCGGGATCAATCTTCTTGGGATTTCAAGAGTGACAGAAGCAGTCTCCTCTCCGCCGATTTCAATAAAAGCATTTGTATAAGTGCATTTACCGTTGAACCTGTCCATCACCTGCTGGATCCAGCCTTTGTTGTAACCTTTTACATAACAGCTGCCATGAAGCAAGGCGGAACCCTGCTTGTGCTTAAAAAGACCTGAGATGCTTTTTTTAATTATGCAATCAGCACAATTTTTGCGGCCAATCTTTGCTGGCCGACAAGCACAGTTGGTACAAAAACCATTTTGAGCAGCTAGTGCTCTTGCTTCAGGTGAAGGCATTTGTTTTAAGAAAAGTTTGATACCGGGAGATTGATCGCGACCACAAACGCGCCCTGCCTTTCCGTCTGCGTACGGTGTTGTATAGCTTTCAACCTGCAGCCACAGGTATCAGGCTTCCCGGCGGTAGTGTCAACCAAAACCTTTTTTTTCTCGTTTTACGCGAGTCCGCTTTATTTTTTTAACAGCATTTTTGATAGCACCTTTAGTTTTGAAGCCTTTGCTGTCACGAGTTATGTCTTCACCTGCCACACCAGTATTACGAACATCGGCACCTCTTTTTGAGTGAAGGCAGCCGCCATTTGGGATGTTGTGGTTGTTGAGATTTGCCATGATTAAAAAGGCAGAGTTTCTACGGTGACCTGAGAGTCGTTGAAGCCGCAGAGGATAGCGTCATCAAGGAGTTGTTTTAGCTCTTCGTCGTTGTCTGCGTCTTGCTGCCAGTCTGGTGTGATGACGGTGTAAGACGGACGGTAAGAAGCTGCTAGGAGTGCGTCAGAACGTTCGTCGTAGCGCTGACTTGCTTCGTATTGAAGAAGCGATTCGTGGTGGTAGTACATGAGTTGTGTGAGATGCGGTCTCCCGCTTGATCAAAGTATGGCATGCCAGCCAGGAAAACGCAAGCGGCTAGCCAGGCGCATACAGGTTGCAGTAGGTCGCAGCGTGCAAGCCTTCTTCCTGCGGATCAGGAAACCCAAAGGTACAACGCGACTTCTCCCAGTGCTGACAACGACTGCAGTTCTTGCTGCTGCGGCGCGGTATGTCAGGTCGAATTTTGGCAAAGTGCTTGCCGTTGCGAATGTAACCGATGGTTGAACGACTAACACCGTGACGCCTGCCCAAGCTGGCGTCGCTTTCTTCGCTTTGAAGAATGTCGATGACTTGCTGATCGGTGAGCCTGCGCGTATTAGCTCCGCGTGTCATTTGTAATCAACGAGTTGATCGATGTACCAACGAGCCTTGGCGAGAGATTCGTCTTGGCCTTTGTTGCGTTCACGCCAAGCGTATTTGATGACGTTACCTTTGCAGAAGCCGCGAAACTCTTCAGGCGTCAATGCTGCGCGAATGGCAGTGATGCATTCAAGGCTGCCTTGGTAGTGATCAGGGTGATTGACGTTGTCAGGCATGAATGAAGAAAAAAAAGGAGGCTTGCGCCTCCGTGTTTGACTAACTCCCCGGAGCCGCTAAACCCCGAAGCAACAATAACTCAGCTTGCCTGTTCTGCACGAAATTCTTCATCAGCTTCAATAAGTTCAGCTGCGAGTTCCTGCAGTGTGCTGCCACGGCGATAGGTAACGATCAAATCGTCCCACATGCCTTCAAAATCGTTGCGGCGGCTGTAATCAGCGATGATCAGACCGAGCGCTAGTGAGTCGTTCATTCCAGAGTCTGCGAAGTGGTGGGATCTCTCCCAAGGCCATGATGGCATTTATTTGAGGCGTGTCAAGCACTTCACGGTAGGCAGTAGTTTCGTGCAGTGGTTTTAGAGACGCCTAAGCGTTGCGCAATGACACGGTAGGTGCAACCTGCTTTTCGCATGCGTTTTGCATGTTGCTGCTTTGATGCAGTGAAGTACAGCAGCAAAACAATTGGCAGTGTGATCAGGCAGATGATGATGGCGATGGTGTGCATGGTTCAAGCTTTAAAAGTCGTGCTGGTAGGTGTTTGTTGTTGAAAAATGATTTAGGCAAAACGACACGCTGCTTTTTAGGATCAATACTTTGCTCTGGTGTTTGTAGAGTCCACCAGGAATGGCCGCACCAAGAGCACTGTCTGTTGCGAAGAATGCGTCCGTCTTCGGTGTAGGCGGTGTTGTAAACACGGCTGACGCTATCGCAGTCTGGACAAGGCGGAGCAGGGTACAGCGTGCGTGCGCCCATGTTTGATTTAGTTGTGAATGTTGTTGCCTCTGCAGCAAGCTGCTGAGGCGGTAAATGTTGCTCCCATCAGCCCGCATCACTCAAAGAGCTGCAGTCCGGCTTTAGTAAGTGGGGCCCGACGACATGCGTCGGATAGCACTTAAAGCAACACAGGAATTATGACTCAGCCGTGGCTGCGTGTCAAGAAAAAAGGAGGGCCTTAGCCCTCCGTCTCCCGCAACCGCTGTAGTAGCGACTGCATCCGTTCGGCGCGCTGCAGCTGACGTTGTAGGCGTTCAGCGCTGCGCTGCTCTTGCTGCTTGATTAAAGCAGTGAGCTGATCAGTGATCTGCATGATTCAGTTGTCGAGGTGATTGCCGTCTCCGGCTCGGCAACTATAGCGCGGGCATACCAGAAATGGGAAGTGTGCGCATATATATGCGCATCAACTTTTAGAAGTACACATGTACGTACTATTGGGTTAATACATGGTGGTACAGCTGGCTATGTGGCATACCAGTCAGTGAGATGCGAGCGACCTGATTACTGCGCTGACAATGCCTGCCATAGCGACTCGCGGAATACCGCTGTAGGACCGTGCAGCAGCTTCTAGGGCATCGGCGTAAACCTGTGGACCTTGCGGCAAACCTGCAGCCTGCTGCGGTGCAGACAATGCACGCTCACGAAGCATTTCACCTCGGTGAATGCCAAGCTCTTTGGCTTGCTGATCCAAAATTTGCCGCTCTTCTGGCGACAAGTAAATTTTGACAGGTGTTCTGCTTTGAGCCATTTACGAAATTTTGATGTTGAGATGATGCGCAAGAACGCGCTCAATGAAATGTGACCTTGGGATGCCTTCAGAAGCTGAGGCTTGGTCTACTGCGTCAAATAGCTCATAAGGCAGATAGACGGTCATGTCACGTGCTGGTGTTTTGCGTGTGCGTGGCATCAGAAGTCAAATTCAGCGGGGGTTTCTGTGATAGGTGAAAAATCGCGCGGTGATGGTGCAGCTTCAACACGTTCAACAATTTGTTGCTCGCGGAGCAGATTGCGATAAGGCTTGAGACTCATTTGACGCAACTCAGGAATGCAATGCCTGCTGAGTTCGGCCTGCAGGCGGCAATAACCGTCAGACGGGTGATCAAGGTGTTCTAGCGTCCACCAGCCGTTGTCGATGCCGCGTTGCAACAGGGTGCGCACGGTAGCAGGATCAAAAAGCATCAGAACAAGCCTTCCAAAGCAGGGTTTGACACAGGCGGTAGTTGCTGCAACTGCAGCGGAGACAAAGCGGCTTCAGCGTGAAAGCGATCACCGTTGAGCATCCGCTGATTCAAGTCAGCCTTTAAACCCCAGTCGAAAGCAGGGCGAGAATCGCGCACTCGGTAAACGTACGACAACAGCAGCTGATCAAGCGGCAGGTCTTTACTTGGTGATGGATCCATGCGGTATTGAGAGCAGGCATACGCCCACATCTCGTCGGTGACAGCGCGTTTAATCGCGGTTGGCATGGTCATGAAGAGAAAAGCGATTTCGTCATCACTGAGCTTTTTGGCGTAAGGCGTGACGCTGGCGACAGCCTTGAGGCCAAGGCGGAAGGTTTCGGATTTCATCAGAAGAGGTGAACGTCGTCTAAGGCTTTCCACTGTTCAGGCGTCCATTCGCGCATCGTGGCCGTAGCGGCGCTGTGAGCGCGCTGAGGCGATGGTTGGAATACATCACCCCAACCTGCGCTGATGGCGCGTTCTAGAGCCTCCTGGCGCTGCTCAGGCGTCCATTGACGCAGCTTGTTGCAGATGCGGTTGAAGACACGTTCGGAGCGCGTTCCTTTTTTGCAGCCCCAAAACTCACCAAGCAAATCGGCGCAAGCAGCGAGGTCGTCAGGAACCGCGTGAGACGGCAAGCGCTTTAGCCGGAAAGGATCTTTTTTTTGATCCGCCCCTTTATTTGGGTTCTTGTTTGTGGGTTCTTGTTTGAGGGGTTCTAGTTCGTGGTTCATTTTTGAACCGGGTACCCCATTCATTTTTGAACCGGGTCCCCATTCATTTTTGAACCGGGTGCAATTTTGAACCGGGTTCAAATTTGAACCGGGTTGGCCTAGTGGCTTTTCGGTTAGCACTCGGTAAACCGTGGTTGAACCAGGACGCTCTTCAGCGACAAGCCAACCGTTCTCACGCAACCAAGCCAAAGCGTTCTGAACAGTTCTTTTGCCTGCGCCGGTTTCCTTCATCAAAGTTGCGACGCTGACCCAGCAGCCTTGTTCGCTGCCAAAGCCATGCAGGCGCACAACTGCGTAAATGCCCCAGATGCGGAAGTCAGGTGCTTCTTTCATTAAGGCGTTGGGAAGCGCAACAAAGCCTGAAGCGCTGACTTTGAACTCCATCAGATCAGGCATCAATGCCGCGCACGTCGAAGATTTCGGGATGCTGTCCCAAGGCGTACTGCAGCAGGTAATTCACCCAGGCAGTTCGACTCATGCCGATTGGCTTGCGCTGATCGACTGCAGCAATGATGCGCTCATCAATAAGCACTTTTGCCGATGAATACTCAAGCTCAGGCATGGTAAGGGGTTGCGTTGCAGGCAGAGTTTGCCCATAGTGCCCCTGTATTGCAACCTTTTCTTCCGAATCCCATGCGACCCATTGATGGACTGGAGTTTTACGAGCAATGGCATCGCTACCGGCTGCATGGCGAATGGTTGAATCATTCGGTCACCCAAGTCTTGAGTCATGACATGCCGCGTGAAAGAATGGCGATGATCATGAAATACAAAGACGGTCCTGATGGTTGGGCTGCGCGCGGTAATGCCTGCCATAAAGCACTTGAAAAGCACTTGAACGGCGAGGGAATCATCTTCGATAACAAATGGGCGCCATGGATTGATCCGTTACTTGACTGCCCGTTATTTCAAGGCGCTGAAGTGATTGCACTTGAATACCGTCTTTGCGATGCGAGAAAGTCGCTTGGCGGATCGTTTGACTTCCTGCTTAGGGATATAGAAGGCAAAGTTGTCTTGGGCGATCTGAAGACAGTCAGCAAAAAGCCTGCCGTCAAACGCCGCGAACCCGCCACTAAGCAGCTTGGGGCATACGTCGCGATGCTAAACGATCACCACCCAATGCTTCCCGTCGATGAATGCGTGACGGTGGTCAGCGGTCCCGAAGAATGCAAGGTCTTAAAGGAAGACCCAGATGAGTGTCTTGGGCAATGGGTTGATGCATGGGATTTCTTTGAGATCACCCTTGAAGACTGGTGAAAACGTTTTACCATGCGGTTGACACTTCTTCTGGTTGTGTCGATCGTCTGTTGCTGGCGGTCAGCAGTGAGGATGCAGGCGCGTGAGCCGATCCAACCGCCAACCCTTCAATAAGCGAAAGTCTTATTCAACAAACCTTGCTCAACGTTAAATGAACTGGGCAGAGTTGCTAAAGCCTGAAAACGGTGGTCCCGGAGACTCGCCAGGGCGTGACAAAGCCGTCCAACAGGCGTTAGCTGCAACAGCGGAACGCAAGCGACTGAAGGCTGCCGTGCAAGAGCTGAAGGCTAAGAAAAAACGCAAACGGGCTTGACGCCTTTCTTGCGGTATGCCAATCTTGGGGCGCCTTTTTTTGATTCAAGATGCTGCCAGTAGCTTGGGGACCCGAAACCAGAGGTCAAGTTCGGCTTGGTCACAAAATGCAGGGTGAAAACTTCTATGCAGAAGACGCCCATGGTGTTAGCTTTTGCGTCAATGCAACTTCAAAAAGAAACAAGAGCACTAGGTGCGAAAAAATTAACACGCTTTTTGACTTAGGTTTTCAAAACCCAGGGCTTTTGAACAATTTTTCACTTTTTATTGAGGCGATTCACCCGGCAGAACACAGCCCTAACTTTGACTGGATGGCCGTTTCTTGTAGGTACGATTTACAGCCTTTTGAGATTCAAGAATCAATTGACAAAGTTCTCAGCACAGCAAGCGCAAGCAAAAGTGCAGCGATAGTGCATCAGCCTGAAATAGTTGATCAAATCGAAACTTATATTGACGACAAGCCTGAAATAATTATCAAAGATGATTGTAGCTTTACCGTTGCTCCCGTAGGCTCAGAAAGCAGCAAGATTTCAATTCAAAACGCTTTTCTGTCTCAAATTCTTAGAGCTGTTGCAAAAGAACACAACGTGCATATTTCACAGGTTGCAGCAGCTTGTGTTAAATACTGCATTGCAAACGATTCAATTTTGTTTCGCATGAAGTTTGACGCCAAATCGCCTGCGCAAGTAAAATGAATTGGATTAACTACAACCCCAAAAAAGCTTCGGCACGGTCAAACGCAATTGTTTGGACAGTGTTTTGCGTCTTGCTTGGCGGTGCCTTCTGGGTGAGCCTGACAACAACGCTTGATGACATGACTAAGCGTGACTGCGCTGCTGGTGTTCAAAAAGCCTGCGAAGCTCTGAACTAACTGTCAAAAGTTGGCAGACTGTATGAAATAATACGGCCTGCGATTTTGAGCGAAAGCTACACCATCAAGGTTGCTGGCCGTCCAGCTCCTCAAGGCAGCAAACGCCACGTCGGCGGTGGCAGATTCATCGAAGCGTCAAAATACCTTCGACCTTGGAGAACTGCTGTTTCAACTGCCGCCAGACGCTTGACACCTGATGGCTGGCATACCAAAATGGGTGTGTCGCTTACCATCACTTTCATTCTTGCTCGCCCTAAGTCTCATTTTCGTTCTAATGGCAAGCTAAAAGACACAGCACCACGTCTTTGCCTTGGTCGTATCGGTGATCTAGACAAGCTTGTCCGTGCAGTCTTTGACGCACTTACAGGCATTGCCTACGACGATGATTCCCAGGTCTTTGACTTGCACGCTGAACGTCGCTACGCCATTGGCTACGAAAAGACAGGTGCGATTATCACCGTCACTGCAATCAATGACTGAAATCCCAAACCTTGCGGGCGTTGCCACCAAGGATCTTGTCGAACAAATCGGCGGCGGTAAATTTTCCGCTTCCTACATCAACTGGGCACGCACTATCAACCTTCTGCATCAACATGCACCCGGTTGGATGGTGAACTACGTCACAAGCCATGACGGCGGCTTGGTTCACAAAGCACCAGGCATGGGTGGTTATCTGCTGCTTGGCTTTGAGCACGTTAACGGCACTTCAACGCCTCCTTTGCCTCAAGCCGTAATGGATCATCGGAATAATCCGATTCCTTACGAGAAAATTTCAGCACGCGACATCACAGACACGCAACGCCGTGGCATGTGCATGGCCGCTGCAATGACCTTTGGCCTTGGTTATGAGCTATGGGCAAAGATGCCGCTTGAAAGTGGGTATGCAGCTTCTGAGCTTGAGCCTGAAATGACTTCACGCCCAGCTAGCAAAACGATCAAGAAAGCTGCTGAACCTGTTGAAGACTTGCCCAAGGTATCAGACCCAAACGAAACGCCTTTAACAGAAGACGAGAAGAAAGTCTTGCGCGGCCTTATCGTTGAGATCCCTGAGGCTTCGCGTAAAGCTTTTCTCGATCGATTCCGTGAACGCTTCGGGCTTGAACCTAACAGCAAAGTAGCCTACGCAATCACCAAGAAAAAGCATGAAGCCTTTATTCAAGGCTTGC